ATAAAAAAACCGGCAGAGGAGAGGCTGCCGGTTGCTTAAAGATCAAGCTAGTGGGGAAGTTTTATTTTAGCTGAATAATCGCTCAAGGGGAATGATAAAAACCACGGCGCTATGCCGGGTTTTTTAATTGTGTTATCTGACTCTTGAAGTCATCAAAACCATAGCACACAAGGCACTGATAGCCTGCGCTTATTAGGTAATCAATCCGCTCTATCTGGTAATCTGATAGCCTGCCTTTCGGCGCTTTCATTTCAACAAACATGCGCCATGCGGGAATCATCAAATCAGGTATCCCACGGCGCACACCTTCTCTGCGCATCTTCTCTGCAACCATTGGATTGCGCTCGCCACCATTTGGAATGGCGAAAATCAACACCCCAGGATAGGCAGCCTCAAACCAGTTGACGGCAGATACTTGTTCCAGGTGCTCACTCATTCCATATCCCCCCTATGACTTCGTGCCATTGTGTCCCCTCTTTCTTCCTGTAATACAGTTGCGATGGCATGTTGGCATCACTTTTCATGTCTAGTGCTGACTGTATATCTGGCAATCGTTCGCCCCATGCCTTGAGACAAAAGCCAATCCATCGGTTAGCCAGCCATTGATTTGATGATTCCGGATGGAAATACTCTGTTAGCTTGTGCGGTTTTCCGTCAATGTGATACGTCACCCTGAGGCACTCGCCTTTAGGCGCGAAGTGCTTGCTAATTTCTATGCCGGTCACATCGGCACACTTTGTCAGGTTTGCATCACGCGCTATCTGTGCGGCGATTTCCTTTAGCTTATCGTTGGGGTCAACTATTTCAGCGCGGCATTTCTGGCAATACCTGGCGGCAATGTCGTTTTCGTGCTGGCACTCCGGGCATTCTTTGGCCGACCATTTCTGGTGGCATCGTTCATGCCTGCCTGCAATCAATACCTGCCCATTGCATCGCCTGCCCAAATGTCCCGGCACCGGCACACCGCTAGAATTGGTAATAACGGTATCTGACAAGTCAGTCCAATACCCGTCTTTATTGATTGGGTATTCATCAGGGTTTGGCCGTAACGCGAACTGATTTTCATACGTGCAGGAAGGGCAGACAATAGAAACCTTGTCTCCGCCTTTGCTTATTCTCGCAACTACAACCGGAGAAAATACATCACCGTTCGGGCAATGGCGCTCCACGTTCTCGGCATAGTCCAAGATGAGGCAGTCTCGTTTGCCTTCATGGATTCGCAGCCCTCGGCCTATGATCTGCTGTAGCAGGCTAACGGACTCCGTTGCGCGCAATATGGCGATAACATCAACATGGGTAAAGTCTACGCCTGTCGTCATCGTGCCGACGCTCACAAGGTACTTGTAGCGCATGGCCTTGAAGTCATCGACCAATGCGCGGCGCTCTGTCTTTCCAGTATTCACATCACCGCCAATCATACGGCTTGAATCTGGCGGCAGACTGGCGATGATTTCCTTTGCATGTTGCACCGTTGCTGCGAAAAGCATCACGCCTCTGCGGTAGCGTGACCGATCGACAACATCTGCCACAATGGCGGCTGTCTTTCTGCCGTGTCCCTCAAACGCTCGCTCAACTGTGGCGCTGTCGAACATGCCATTAGACTTTAGAACCAGTGCGCTTGTGTCGTATCCATCGGCGTGATTGTCAAAGACTGGCTGAGTCAAAAATCCTTCACCAATGAGCGTCTTTGCATCCACGCAATAGACTCGCGTATGAAAGAAAGGGTTTATCGCTTCATCTACCATCGTCCCGTCTGAGTCTCTGGCATAGATATACCCTGTTCCCAATCGGTACGGCGTGGCGCTGAGTCCGATCACCCTTAGCTTTGGATTGCTCTGCTGCATTGACTCAATGATCTTGATGAGCGTAGGCGTTACGCCATGAGCTTCATCCACAATGACGGCAGCAAAATCCTGAAACCTACGGATGGCATTAATTACAGTATCTGGCGTTCCAAAAATGACCGGATAGCGCATTTCCTTTCGGACAGAAGCGCTAAAGATGCTGGCCTTGTTTCCGGTATCCAGATACTTTTTATAGTTCTGTTCGACTAGCTCCGAACTAGGCGCAATGCAGAGTACGCGCTTTTTACTATGCGCATGTATCCGTTCTGCCAGTGCCGCAATTATGTGGCTCTTGCCTGCACCCGTTGCGGCCTCGATTACGCATGGGTCAATGCATTGGCGCACCCAGTCCCATGCTACGTCTGCTGCTTCTTTCTGATACCAGCGGAGAGTCAAAACGGCGGCTCCTCTAGCGTGGCATCAAATGCGCCCATCGTTTCAAGCAGGATAGCGTCTTGCGTCAATCCCGTCTTTTGAGCAAGCACATACTCGGCACTGGTAAAGGTGGCCTTGCCTTCTACCTTCACGCCAGCCGGGGCCATGGCAAATGCGCCATAGTCGATAATCATCTTGTCAGCATCAACACTCACAACTTCATGGCCAGACAATCCCATCAAGTGCGGGTGAAATACATGCCGGTCACATGTATCCGTCCCATGTTGGCAAAAGAATGCACCATCTATGACTGAGACATTGGCGCATGTACGGCAATTGATGGCTGGTTCTGCATCACTCTGACAGACAGCCTTGTGGTCACAAAAGTTGCATGTGAAGTCTGCGGTAGGTTCCGGCAGGCTCTCACACTCGATGATGTGGTGCAGCCGCTCCGTCTCTGATTCAGCATAGGCCGGATTGTAATCAACCCATTCGATATGAATGGCGCTGTCATCCTTGCACATGCAAATAAACAGGCAGCGGGTCAGTCTGTTGCCTTTCTTGCTCAACTGGTTTGAGTGATGCATGTACAGTTGAACCTGGGCCATGTAATACGATGGCAGGCTGGTTTTCTGCATTTCCTTGAATCGCTTGGCATTCGCGGTTTTCATTTCCAGCAAATAGAACTTGCCATCAATTTCAACCATCCCGTCAATGTGGCCTAGCGGCTTCCCCCACCGATTAAGCAATTCGGCCTCGCGCTTGTGTATCTTCGCCCCAGTCATTTCAAGGTAGCGAATCATAAGCGGTTCAAGTGCATGGCCTACGTTGAATATGCGCTGTGTGGCTGGCTTGATGTATGTCGTGCTGGCGTTGCGCCACGTGCACCACATCGCGCGGTCGCAAGGCTTCCAGCGGCTTGCTGTTAGGTATTCAGTGTGAACGGGCGTGGATGCCTGTTCCATTACTGCATCAATGGTTTCTGTGGTTATCATGGTTTGTCTCTCCTTTTCTCATTGATGCGGACTGGCGAACCAATCCGCATGGGTGAAAATCAGAAGTCTACGTCACCGTCCTGTACAGTTGTTGCAGGTGCTGGCGCTGCCTTCTGTGCAGGGGCGGTCATACTTGCCACCATCTGCACCCAATTACCCTTCTTGCCGTCCATATCCCAAACCCGGACGCGCAACACCATCGGCTTGTTGGTGAGGTTCATCATAAGGTCAGCATCAGACGGCTTTCCATCCTTGGCCATCAACTTGCCACCGGCATTGAAGTCAATGGCGGCGAGCATGGTCAATGCCTTGTCGCGCTTCTTCGGGTCGGCTTCTTCTACCTTGATCTTTTGGAAGATGACGCGCTTTTTATACTCGCCATCGACCACATCCCAACGCAACTTGATGAGCGCGGGGTCATTGTTCTGCGGAAAATCCCACTTGGCCTCCGTGATGATGGCACGAACCATCGTGTTATCCGGGATTGGCTCCATATCACCGCCGCCCATTTCAGCAGAGGCAGAGGCAGCAACTTTGGCACCAGTAGACAGATTGAAAAATGACATGGATTAAGCTCCCAGGGATGGAATGAGATTGGTCAGAGGATTGATGCCGTTCGATACTTCCAGCGGCTCGACAATGCCATAACGGTTTTTCGACACGTTAGAGGCTGTGGCATGGCATACCAGTTCGCGTGTGCCGTCGCTGATAGCCTTCTTGCGCTCGCCGTCGCCCATGGTGAAGGTGCGCAGGCGAATGAAGCCGACCACATCAGTATCATCAACGTATGGCGCTACTGACTTCTTGCTCAAGCGCAGGCTGTACCGTGTATAAGCATCCTGATCTGGCAACTCAACTGTCTCTGTTTCGGCATGGGCAATGAACACAACATGCATACCCTTGCGCTCGTTCAGGATACCGGCAGCTTTCCGGACGCGCTGGTGCATGGTTGCGACGGCAGACAGTCCGGCACCGTATCCGCCCATAGCCTGGTTAATGCTCTTTGGCTTTTTCGGGTCAGATTCAATGACGTACTGGATGAACATGCGCTCAAGTGCGGTTACGGAATCAATCACTAGTGTTTTGTAATTGTGTTCCTCTGTTATGAGAGCCTGCAATTGCTCCCACAGATCATCGGCACCGGATAGCAGCGGGAGCGCATCAGGGCGAGTCTCAAGCGGGATAGCCTGAAGGCCATCTTCAGCGCGGATGAAAATCGGATTGGGAAATGATGCGGCGAGCGAAGTCTTACCCATGCCGGCATCACCAAGGATTGTTACGATTACGGGGCGGTCAGCAGGTTTGCTGATCTTTGCAAGAATAGACATTGTGTTCCTCCTTTCTCTGTTCTCTGCCGAATCAATACTACGCCCATGTAATAAACCTTTGCAAGCCATTTTTTTTAGGTTATCTTAGAAACATCAAAACAAAGGTGTATCCGCCATGAAACCAACCCTCACGCTCATTGAATCACTAGAGGCAGCGGATTACCCGTTGCGATTTATTGCAAGACAGGCAAACGTACCCTATATGAAGCTGTACCGTTTCAAGCGTAGTGAGTACACACTTACAGGCGAAGAAGAAGCGAGAGTACGGGCGTTTGCTGTAGTTCAGCCATGCATCATGGGGGCCATGAAGTGAGCATTAATTTAATCAGGGACTACACAGAATCAGGCTTTCGGACGTTTGCATTATGGGGATTGTCTCAAGG